TTCTTGAGAGACTCGATCAGCTCGGTTCTGCCGCCAAGGTCTTTCCATCCCTGAAGTACCGAATTACGAGCATCAGACTGCGTATCAATAAATCCGCCGATTGCCTGACTAAGACCAGTCCACAATTCCTTGGCTTCATCAAAGTCACCAAATAGGATTTCCCAGGTATTCGCCCAGCCAGAGCCCGCAGCTTCCTTTAAGGTGTCCATCAACTGTGAGAATGTCTTAACATCCTGTGCAGCCGCGAATGCCTTCTTGCCGATGTCGGTCGTTTCATCCGCATAATTACGAAGTGTGCCGACAAGAGCTTCCGTCGTCATCCACTGGTCCTGCAAAGAATCGTTAAAATTATGTGTGGCGTCGATGACATTTCCCTTGACGGTCTTATACATTCCGTCTGCGGTTTTCGTCAAAGTTCCGCACGCAACAGCCGACTCCAAAAGCTGCGTCTTGAATTCCACCGTTGCCATGTTCGCATTTTCAATGGATTTCCAGTCGATCAGCTTGACATATCCTGCGGACAAGGCCTGCGCAAAGTTATACATTGCACGGGAAGCCTCGTTTGCATTTGCACCGGATACGGCAGCCACATTCGACACGCCCTGGATAGCCATAACAGCATCCTCAAGGCCGACGCCGGCATTCGTGAACTTACCGATATTGGAGGTCATATCCTGGAAAGAGTAAATTGTCTTATCGGAATAGGTGTTCAGCTCCTGAAGATACTTGTTGACCTCCTCCAGCGATGCGCCGGTGCTCATCATGATCGTCTGAATAGAGCCCATCTTGAGCTCGTATTCATCAAAGCCTTGTTTGACAGGCTCCAATGTAAACGATTCGATCATCCGTTTTCCGGTATTGATGACCGAGTTGGTAATGTTTGAAAGGGCGGTCACCGCCATGACTTCGAGCGCCGAGAATTTCATCCGAACAGTCTCGACGGAATTGCTAAGGGTCGAAAGGTCGCACTTTTTAGCTGCGTCGCCAAGGCCCTTCAGACCTTTAGCCGCACCGTCCAGATCCAAACCCTCTTTGAGTTTGTCGAGCGTGGACAAACTTGTCTTCACACCCGCCTCGAATTGACGGTTGTCGAATCGCATTTCAACAACTCTCTCGTCGATCGTTGTGCTCATGTCTTCGTGACCTCCTTCCATGCGTCATTTGCGATTTGATCAAAAATAGGCCGGATAGCAGGATTGATGTAATCACGTCCCGCTACCCAGCCGCCGGTTCCAGTTCCATGTCCATACTGCAAAATGATGACGATTGGAACTCCATTTTGAATATTTGAATTGTGAAACGAGATGCTCACAAAACCCTTCTTGTTCGTGATCTCGTAATACCACGATTGGGCCGTTTCTCCAGAGTCAACAGGCGTTGCAGACGCAAGAGCGGCCACTCCGGCTCGGCCATACTGATCGAGGTCTCCGAGATGCACCGTTTCTTTGGCTCTCTCCAAAAACCTCGTCAGCTTGGAGAAGTCGCCCTTTTGTCTGAACGTGATCATGTTTTCCTCCAAATTGCACTTGTTTACTTCTTCAAATACTGAGAACTGCAAAATCCGGTGTATGTGACACCCTTGTAAGTGACCTGAACATAAAGCCACTTTACATTGCCGACAAGTGTGTAGTACCCGTAGTTTGCAACTTTTGTACCTTTGGGAAGTACGGCGAGACTGGCCTTACCGGTTCCTGCACCATTACGGATATGCAGCCCAACATTCGCCGTGACAACATAAGTACCGGCCAAAGTCTTATTGAAAGACCTTGCTGCCTCAGATGCCTTTTTAGCACTTGCGGGCTTGCTTGCCGAGCCATTACTCGGCGGTTGCCGTGTTGGAACCTGTCGAACCAGCTTTGGCAGAATACTTGGGGAGGCAATAGCCTCGAATGTATTTGCCATTCACCCGCAAGGTTCTATACCCAACGGCATCACTCATATTTCCTTCGATGACCTTGATGGAATTTCCGGAAACACTCACCACAATGCCAACATGATCAGCGGCACCGGTATTATCACCAACGCCGTTATCTTGCCAGTCATACATAACAACATCACCCGGAGAGGGGACATAGGCATCATTCTCTTCCCAACGACCGATCTTCTTATAAAGATTGATCATTGCTCCGCATCCGCATTCGGTCGGCGCGATCTCTGTCAAGCCGGCCTCAATAAACACAGCGCTCACAAAAGTTGCGCACCAGGCGTCTGTGTATTTCACGGGGTAGCCTCGTGCAAGCGGTTTGTGACTGTTATAGAGGTCGATGATTTTTCTATGCGAGCCATTGCTTTCCTTGCATCCGAGATACTTCTCTGCAATCGAGACTACTTTGGCTCTCAGTTCTTTTTCTGTCAAGGTGTTACCCCCTTGTATTCCACTGCTTCCGTCGGGCAGCGTTCAGCGCTTTATACTGCGCGGCAACCTCCGCTCTCGAAAGCTTCTGAGGCGGCGACCTCTCCACATTACACACATTGATAAGGGTCAGCAGTCGGTTCAGATGCCATTTCTGGCACTCAAACGGGATGCCGTAGGAGATCATCCAATAATAAATGACCTCTGCCGTGACGATTTTACGGCTTCCACCCTTTTTCTTTACATTGGAGATGGTCGTGGCGGTCATCGGAGCGTCAATGTACTCCGTGACCGTCTTCAAATTTGATGGAGTGATCGCTTTATACACATTCGGGTCGACATTCTGTGTCAGTGTCATGCACCGGATGTAGTCGATCGTCTCTTCTATGGTCATCGCCTTGCGGGACAAGTAAGGCTTGTGCCATTTGGCTTCCCATTTTGAAAGAGAGACCAGCGAATGCTCCAACTGGAGCGTCTGCTCCTTGGTGTTGATAAAGTTTCCGACCCCGTCAAACAATTCGGTAGCCGGCACTGTGATCTTCAGCATCGCCGGTCCTCATTATCATCAGTTTTCAGGAACAGCGGTAGCTTCGGCACTCTGATCGGCCGGGGCTGCCTTTTCCGTCTTGGGAGG